AGGATTTAGAAGAAGTGTCATTTAGATAATCTTAAGAGAAATCGTTCCCTATGTTGATTAATCTGATCATTTTCTTAGGAGCAGCCAAAACTGGAGTTCCGTACAATAAGATCATAAATCTGATCGCAGGTCCAAGTGGTGGCAAATCCATTTTCATCAATGGAGCTAATTGCTTAAATCTCCAGTTTTCATATTCTGGATCAAGTAAAAACGCATCCTCAGTTCCAGGGATGGCATAGTTCAAATCTCTAACTTTTAGAGCAGCAGCACCATCAACACCAGCAGCTAAATCAGCTACAGATATATCAAATATTGGGAAATAACTTTCAAGAGCAGCTGTACCAGTTGCATCTTTTACAGAACGATAGATTCTATAACCAGTTGCAAGAACAGGTCCACCTCCGTCTGTGAATGTTAAATCAGCAGCTTGAGTAGCTGAGATAGTAACTAAACTAGAATCTAAACTAGTCAAATCACTTTCACCGTGTCTATTAAATCCAGTTACAGCATAGAAATAATCTCCAGCAAATGCAGTTTTAAATTCTGCGTTTGTATCAGTTACTCCTACAGGAACAGCACCAGCTGTAGGTGAATCAGGGGCTTGAGCGTTAGTTTTACCAGATCCGATCAATCTAGCTTTACCAGCACCGAAACCAGCTCTTTTCAAAAATTTATCATAACCCATTTCCACAGGTCCAAATTGCGACCAGAACTTGTTCACAACTTGACCCATTTGACCATCAGAAACCTGAGGCGTATTTGGTTGGATCAATTTGAAACTCTGGAATCTTTCAGCAAAGTTTGAAAGTACTTCAGGTGGTGCCATCAAAAGTGACCCCATTCCATTATTTTCAATAAGAGCTAGAGCAGCTGTTTGAAAAGCTGTTTCAGTAAGTGCTTTACCTTTCAAGTCAATTACTACTTCTGATTGATACCATGCTACTTTAGAAGAGAAGGAATCAAGTTGCTGAGTGTAAAGACCATCAAATTCTTGGGAAATTGTCTTAGAGTTACCAGTTGTCAATTTTCTATCAAGATCTCTTAATACTTTAAGAGTACCCATTTTTGTTTCCCATTGGACAACATCACCAATTTCTTCCTGAACTTTAACTAAAGTCATAGGATGTGAAATTGTTCTAGTGTTACCCATGTATTTAACTAGTACACTTTTTCTATTGAAGGTAGTATCGTCTTCTTGAGGTAGTTCACCTTCATTATTAAACGAATTTCCTTCTGAACCATAATCAACAAGTTGATTATATTCTTCCACCGTGTTATAGGCTGGAGACTTTGGAATTTTCTTCCAAAGAACGATATCTGTCTCTTTAGTGGTTAACCAAGTCAGAGTATTCTCAAGTGATTCAACCTTTAGAACAGAACCGCCTGTGGCACCATCTGTAATATTTTGAACACCTGTGATGTCTCCGGCTTCAAGAGCTTTCTGCAATGTTGCTAACTCTGAAGCTGATGAATTACCATTAATAGATGACCCACCACCTAATTGGTAGTCTGATAATGCTATTCCTTTGTTGTACATCTTTTTCTTTTTTTAAATTAATTTTTTAATTGCATCAGTTAGTTAGTTATTCACATTGTCCAATTTTGCAGAGAGCAAAAACTTTATCTAACGATAAAGATATTTTCTTTTTTAAGTAAATTAATTACTTGAGGAGTAAGTTGACCTTGTGCTTCAAAAGATACTGCAGCTTTTGTAAAATCACCCTCCCCCATTCCTTTTTGTATTTCTCCTTCCATCTTAGAACCTAAGAGGTCGTTAATTTCTTTTTTATTAGTAGCTAGAGATAAAAACGTTCCTTCTTTTTGTTCTCCTAATGCACCCTTATCTACTGCTTTTTCCATATAAGCATTAGTGGTTGATTTAGCAGGAAGAGGTGTGTTTGCTATTTTCTCAACTTCGCCTTTTAGAACACCAAAATCATCTGTTTGACCTTTAATAAGTCCTTCTAATTCTGTAATTTTTCCGGCTTGAGTTTCAATAACTCCATTTTGCTCAATTATGATTGCTTGAGTTGCAGTATGGGCCTTGTTAATATCATCAACCATGCCTTTCATAATAGTGGGCATTTCTGAAAGATTTTCTAGACCTTTTATATCTTCTAATCCAGGTGTTGCAGCTTTAAAAATATTGGTTACTGTTCCTTCTGACCCAAAGTTAGAACCAAAAAATTTCATGGCTTTCTCTAGGTTTTCTTGACTTAATTCTACTGTTTTATTAGTTTTCATAATTAATTTGTTTGTAACCGCTTTATGCGTATCAAAATTATTGAAACTTTGGAGATCTTCCTAATTTGATCCAAATTTCTCTTTTGATTACATCATAGAAGCGATCATAAGTTTTAAACTTTTATTTACTTGTTCGAATTGGTCTTTAGAAATCATATTAGCTTCATAACCTTTATAAATCATTATAAGTGACTTCTCTAATTCCATACCAAACTCTTTTGAATCTGTGAGATTTGACATTTTACCTTCAACATCTTCTGGCATTACAGCTCTAGCAGAAGTAGTAGTCATATCTTTATCAATATGATTTCCATTCATAAAAATATTGTAATTTCCATCTACTTGATAGGTATCTTGTCCTTTTTTAAATTCACAAATATATTGAGTATTGAAATTTACATTATTATTAAAATCATTTGCTATTTTTCCTCCTGTGAATCCTTTTTGAACAATGTCAGCAAATGTTTGTCTGTTTTTAGGCATTGGAGTTAGTGCAACATTTGTAATAATTGCTTTTTTTACTAACTTTTTATTAATAGGATCACGTTCAATTACTTTTCCTTCAATACTCCAACCAACTTTTCTATTTGCTCCAGATTTTTTTAGATTGTTCATCAATCCATAAACTCCTTTAGCTAAATCTGAAAAACTCCACAATTTAGCTTTAACAAAGAATTTATTATTAGCTACTTTACCAGAAATTGGCTCTCCAATATAGTGAGAAGGTCCAGTTCCATGTTGCCAATTAATGAATCCATTTTTTAAGAAATAGGATAAATCAAATCCATTAGGAAGTAATATATCTCCATCTAAATCTCTATCTGAGGTTGAAGCTACTCCAGAAATGTACATTGCTTCTTCTTCTTTGCCTTCTTTATTAACTCTAGATTCTCCTTTTTCTATTTTTACTGGAGTCCAAAAATTAAAATCGTCTTGTGTTTCTAATATATCATCCATAACATTAACGTTTTTTTCGTTTACCTTTTCCTGATCTATTTCTAGGTTTTCTTTCAATTACTTCTTCTTCGACTACTTCTTCAACAATATTTTCTTCTTCTTTAACAACTACTATTGCTTTAGTTAGATCTTTCATTCCCATAAATGCATAAGTAGTTCTATCTATATGATATCTACCTCCTAATTCTTGTTCTGCTTTGATAATAATTTCATCAAATTGTTTTTGTGGTACTTTTTGAGTTAAATATCCTGCTACAACAATTTCAAATGATTTTTTAATTTCATTATCTTGTTGATCTGCTTTAGTAGTTACTTTCATTATATTTAATCTACGAAGCAATTCTCCAATTGATAGATCAATTCTGAAACAATCCACAGATAAATTTTCATCAACTTCTAAACCTCCAGCCCAAGTATGATGTCCATCACAAAAATAATTGTCGTTAGATATGAAAAATTTTATTTCCTTATTTCCATAAAGAATGTCTTTCATAATATTTAAAACCTTCTCATGATTTAATTCATCTTGAACAGGCTTTAAATTTTTAAGAGCTATTTTTGTTTTAGTTACTTTAACTTTATCTTCAAAATGCTTAATTATATCTTCATAATTGTTTGCATCAATCTGGGGTAGAGTTTCACGTTTCCTATTTATGGAGTACTTTTTTATTAGCGCTTCATATTTATACGTTTCTTCTTGCTTTAGTTTATCAATTTTATTTAAACCATTTACAAGAGCTTTTAAATCAGAACTTTGTTTTAAAGCTTCATCTTTCTCTTTTTCAACCAATTTAATTTTGATTTCTACATCCTCGGACTTTCTAAGCCAATCTGAAAAGTAATTATTATACTTTTCAGTTACTGCTTTAACAATATATTTATCTTCTGTAGATGATAATGCATTATCTGCATTTGCTTTTGCAATCTGTGACTCTTTAACAAGAAAATTTCTATCAGAAGATAATTGAGATAGGTCTTTTACTAAGATATCCCAATTATTTTTTTCTTCTAATAATGTCTTTTTGTTAGAACTAAATATATTTTTTAATAAACTAAACATTTAATCTTCTTCTTCAATCATTGGATATATCATCTCTACCAAATCTGGAGATAATCCATCTGGACAATTCTCTAATTTGATTTTGTAGATACTGACATCTTCTGGGATTTCTTCATCTAAATATTTTTGATATTCTACATCAATTTTAACTAATGCTTCATATCCTTCTTTATGTTCCTTACTTACCTTCAATTTTGTTAATTTTTTAGTAAAATCAATAGGGTCTTTTAAAGAATAAGCACCATTTTTTATTATGGCATTACCATTTTTATCTTGGTTAGATTCTTTTTTACAAAGCTTTATTCTTGCTTCTTCATAATCTTTAGCTTTCCCTTCTACAACATACGTTTCTAAAATTGTTTCAATTGCCCTTTTTATTCCTTTGCTATTTCTAACAAGAGCATGAGAAAATTTAATCCCAGGAGGAACTACTAATTGTCCTTTTTCATTTCTTTTGTTACATTCTGCTTTAACAAATTCTAAACCACTGTTAAATGTTTGCAATTCTCTGTTTTTCATTTTATTTTATTTAAATTTAATTAATTATTATGTGTTTTTATTTCTTCTTCATAATATAATATTAACTACCAACATGAGTTATACCAAACATTATACTTGGAATATTAGGACCACCATATGTTGATGTTATATTGTCAAGCATTGTATTAAGAGAATTAGATGCCCAAATAATTTTTATTGTATCAGTGGCAACAAAACTTTCTTTCCATCTTAATAAAGGCAGCGATTGACTATTAGCTCCTATTGTTTCTTGAACATTGCTATCTACTATAAGTGTACCATTTTTTTCTATCCAAAATTCTACAGTTGCTGCTCCTGATCCTTGTGCAAGTTGTGGGGCAATGATCATATTATAAACACCATCTGTATTGATGGTAAAGGTATCTGGGTTTACTGTAGTACTGTGAGATATATTATCTATCAGTCTGTTCTGATTAAATGTAATACTTTGCTTGGTTGATACTACGGAAATAGTTTGATCAGTCGTATCTGTAAAATTACCTCCTATATGAATAACTTCATTTGGCCCTGAAATTAAATTCCCACTAGCATCTGTACCTAAAATATTAATAGGTGTGCCATCATCTCTTGTATTTGGATACGCATTTAAATTAATATCCCCATCACTTTTAAGGATCATTTCAGTTGAGTTACCATTTACCCGAAATTGAAGACCGTCAAGTGTAGCAGAATTATTATAAATAATCCCACCCGCGGCTTGACTTGCAGGTTCTCCAAAAAATATACCTCTTTCATTAGCATTAGGGGTAAGAATAGATATATATCCTGCGCCTGGACTTTCAAAAGTAGCTATAGTATTAGTAATGGCTGTTACTGTACCTGCTGAACCTCCATCTGTAACATGTAATTTTGAATCAGGACCAGATTCTCCAATACCTACGCTATCATTAATATTAGTTAATATAATATTAGCCCCAGAATCTGTCCATCCACCACCACTAGGTAAAACCCAACTAGCATTACCTGTGGCATCAGAAGTAAGTACACGATTAACAGCAGGACTTCCGCTTGATATCTGAAAAGCACCTATAACTTCCAGTTTTCCCTCATCCGCTACTGAACCATGAATTCTAAATGAATTTGTTAATAAATCAATATTAGCATCACTACCTATTGCAAATATAAGATCTGATCTATTACTTCCTACATCTGTTCTAAATATAGTCTGACTAAAATTACCACCTGAATTTTCCCAAGCAATTCCACTATCACTAAGATTATTAGCTGTTTTTATTTTAAGATTATGTTTCTGATCAGTATCAGTTAACAAATGAAGATGTCCAGCAACAGTAAAGGTTGATTTTGTGATACCTTCAAATCTAAAATCAATTCCTGCAGAAGTACCAACAGCATTAATAAAGCCATTAGAACCTCCATGTCCTACTTCTAAATAATTAGAAGTATCTAATCCAGATCTTAAGGCATTAGAATTAAACTTAAAGACACCTCCTGTTCCAGTTGTTACATCTAAATCATTTGATGCTCCTGATGTAATTAATCCACCTTTAATTTGTATATCTTGTTCGAGTATAAATCTTCCACCAGATTCTAGTGTTAAATATTTAGTATCATTTGTATGAAAATGTAATTCAGCATTCTGTCTATTAATAAATGCTATATTGTCATTAGAAGAAGAAGTTGAACCAAAATACCAGAGTTGTTTATTTCCACCAAATAGATTATGTCCTGTAATAACTGCATTAGAATTAACACTAGCAAGTGTACTAGTTACATGTAAAGCACCACTTGGAAAGCCTCCAACATTTACCCCACCAGGACCTCTAACATCTAAATTAGCATTTGGTGATACTGTACCAATTCCAAATCTTTTAGTTGCTGAATCATAAGATAAATTGGCATTATCTTCTGTTATATTTCCATTTGAGTCAGCGAATAATACAGATTTATCAGTAAGTGATGTTGCTTGTGTAGTTAATTTTTGAAATGCGAAACCTGTAGCAGAACCATTTGCAGACTCCCATTTACCATCTGTTCCTGATCTTAATACAGAAACATTGACTTTAGTAATAGTAGCATTATCAGAAGCATTTGTTATAAATTGATTTTGAGTAAAATCTTCTACTGTTCCAGTGATTCCAATACCTCTAATAGTTAAAGTTGTAGTAATGTGAGATAAAACTTCATAAATACCATCATTTTCATTTATATTAGTTCCATCTATTTGTACAATATCTCCTAAACTAAATATAGCTGATCCTACTGTAATAACTGTTGGATTTGATGTTGAATCAATCCCAGCCGTAAAAGTTCCTGTACTTACGGTCGTTTCTATTGCAGTTGGAAGATAATTAATTACTAATCCTCCAGATTGAGCTACTGCAGTAGAATATCCTTTATTAAGATATAAATGATTATCAACAATATTTATTGTTTCAGACTCAAATGAAATAGTTGTTCCATTAACATTCAAATTTTTATTAATAGTCATGTTACCCTCTTTATCTACGATAATATGTTCTGAACCATCAAATGATTTCACTGTTAACAAATTATTTTCAGCAAAAACAATAGCATTTAAACCACCACCTACACCAAAACCTGCTCCTGTAACATGATTTCCCGACAAAGTAAAATTAGTATTATCAGTAATAGACAACACAGTAAAATTCTCTTCACGTATTTGAATGGATTCTCCAACAACTAATTCCGAAGTAAATAAAGTACCTGTTCCTACAACTGCTGCTGTACCAGGCGTTATTGCTACATCTCCAGTTAATGTTTGGGTAAACCCTCCACCATCAACTAGTATAGGTAATCTAAATTCTTGTTCTTTATCTGAAAAGAAGGGTACAAAAGCAGAAGGTTGACCTCCAAATTCAACAGTATCTCCTTTAATACCAAAGGTTCCTGATGCAACTTCTAAAGTAAAATGTAAAACCTCACCATCAAAAAAAGGAATGCCAAGAGATTTATTTATAGGATCACCGATAGATCCACCAATACTAGTATCTCCTGTTGCAAGTAAAGAAAATCCATCACCATCGTTCCATGGGTCATCTTCTTCTGTAATAGTAACAATCCTTCCTACTGCATCATTTTCTCTTACAACTAATCTAACACCAGACGTGTTTGTTGTCGATCGAAAAATAAAAGCATTTACAATAAAATCACTAGTTGCTCTAGCAAACCATGAAACAGAACTAAGTACTTGAGTTTGAGCATCAGAAGTTTGTGCTGGAGCTATAATTTCAGCAGTTACTCTAGGTACAAAAGTAGGACTTGATCCTAGTGAAGTTATTTCATTTTGAGCAAAAGTAAATCTCCTGTTAAGCCTATCTACAATCAGGGCTGCACCTGCTTCACTTATAGTAAGATCACCTAACCCAATAGAACCGGCTGTATTTTCTTGTCCTTTATTAAATTTTACCTTTTTATTAACTTTAATTTCATCTGTTTCTTCTATAATAGAAGAAGAAATAAAGCCTCCATCTACATCACTATGTCTAGCAAATTCTCCATCCTGCAAAGGTTTAGCATCAGGAACTTTAGATAATTTAAAATCTCTTGCTGTATCATCAGTAAATAAAGGATTATTTGGACTATCACTCTTAGCCCACAATACTGATTTACCTGTTACTGGAGTAAATGGAACAGTAGCTTGTTCATCTAATACTAGTCCAGTAGGATCTATTATTCCTATTACGGTCAGTTTACCGGGTATGGTCATATTTCCAGCATCATCTATAATAACAGTAGAATCTTGTAACAACTTCCCTGTAGTTCCATCATATCTAGCTACAGCATTATCTGTACTTGAACTTGGACCACTAGTAATTATATCAAAAAAAAAAGCTTGGATATCAGCTTTTAAGGCTGCTACTGAAACATATGGTGTGCCAGTATTATCTAACCATTCACTAAATGGTATTGGAGGTAATACAATTCCTGTTTTAGAATCTGCGTATTTTAAACCTATACTATCTCCTTGATAATTTGGTTTATAAATACCCTTTGGATATTCTTGAGTGTTTATTAAAAAATAGCCGGTTCCATTTACTAATTGATAAGCCATATCTTTATGGTTTTAATATTATTACAGTAAAATTAAAGAAAATTTTGAAATTTCCCTAATTCGTTATACTTCAAACTTCTTACTACCAACTTGTATTTTAATAACTGATTTTCTTTCTATTTTAGGTTTGAAATCTTTCAGTAAGAACATTTTCTTCTCATTATCCCAAGTATAACCATTTGGAATATAATGTAAGGTACATCTACACCAGGGATGAATTGGTCCAACTGTTGCTCTCCATTCATGTACTTTTCTCCCAATATTTGTACCATTAGCTTCTAATTTGCTTAATTTCCAAATGATTGGTTGTGATCCAATTCCAGCTGTAAGATATAATCTTATACAATGTTTACAAGCACCTAGATATACTTCTTTGTAAACTTGAGCATCTGATCCATATTTATCTTCAATAGACTTTAACCTTCCAGTCTCGTATGAAGAATGCATTATGTAATCTGATATTCTACCAAAATCTACATCATAATCTCCTGTTTTTGCTTGAAGATTAAGCATTAGTTCTTTTACTCCTAATCTTTGTTCTACTGCTTTGGTAGCTTCAATTTCAATATTTTTTTGATAGAAGTCTTTCTGTATTTTACTAGATAAACCTTTTATATCATTGTAAGCTTGAAGTTTAATTGTTTTCAGTGCTACTTCTTCTGATGAAGTTAAAGGTATGTAATTTCCAGCAGCTAAATATTTTTTAAAGTCGTTGAAGGATAGTGATTTTGTTCTTTGATCACCTAATGCTTCTGCTAAAATACCAAATCTATAAGCTGCTTCGGTTGTAGGTATTTCACCTTTATATTTAGATAATTTAACTCCAAATTTACTTAATAATGTATGATCTTTATCAGATAATATTTCTGGTCCTACTTGTCTAGCAATAAACAATGTTTGGTTATATGAAATAATCTCTAATAACTCATCTATTTGATTTTGATCGAATACCATTCTTTTTTTAAAAGTGAAGGAAAGATCTCCACCTTTCCTTCTAAGTCAAAAACCCAAATTCAACTATTATGCTGCAACAACAATTTCTTTTGTAGTAATAGCAAGATTACTATTTGGAGTTCCAGCTGTGTCTTCTAATGCTCCTGCTGCAAATTTAACTATAAGAATATCAGTAGCTGTAAGTTCTGCAAGTATAGTTATATTGACATTATTATTTCCTGTTATAGAAACAACATCTCCAGCAGCAAATGCTACAAAAGCAGCTCCATTTACTGAAATAGTCATTGCTGCTTTGGTAGTAGCTGCATCTACTGGAAGTGCAATATCCTTAGCAAAAGTAATATCTATATTATCTGGAGCTGCTCCAGCTGCTGATGCTACTGCAGTTTCAATTGCAAATACCCCAGGTACTTCTAGACCATTTTCAAACAAATTATATCCCTCAGAAATACACCATTGTTCTACATCCGAATCTTTAGTAGTTACTCCCTCAGTAATCGGAAAGTTACTTTCAAATAGGCCATTCGTAAGTGCATCAGTATTAAATTGATCTGATTTTTCTACATCTGCTGGTACAAAACCATCATCTTTGACTTCATGAGACATTACAAGTACATTAGATGTAATATCTGTTGATTTAATAATATTAAACTGCTTTACTCCTAATTGAAATGCCATGATTTTTATTATTTAATAATTTTATTTGCTTTAATAGCTAATTCTTTAATCGTATTTTCGAGGGTAAAGGTATAAAAACTTTTGAAATTTCTCTCGTATCCTTCGGTAACTACTTTTGGGAATCTACTTTGATCTAGATATTTTTTAGTTGTTGCCATTTTTCTTTGGAAATAATTTAAATAATTTTTTAATACCTACATATGCACCTTCACTTACTATTCCAGTACTGAAATAATATAGATATTTTGGAGTTAGATTCCAATTGAACCAGCTACTTACCTCAATAACTATATCTTCCATATTGTATGCTACAACTGGAATAAATAGCAAACTCCAAACCCAATTATCCCAAGTGGCCCAAAAATATGCTTTAATCTTTGTTCCTTTTTTTAGAAAATTAGGTTTATTATCTAGATTCTCATCTTTAAATACTACAAACCTTCCGAAGTTGAAAAGTATGAAACCATAAAATGCTGCAAATAACGGATCTTGAAATAATTCTTTCATAAAATTGATAATTAAAGTTAACTGTAAAATTCATCTTCTTCTTTATCAATTTGTCTTTGCAATTTAAATTTACGAGCTTTCAATCCTCCTTCTTGTTGTGGAGTTAATTTCTCTTTTCTATCTTTAAATTTACCTTCTCCATAAAGTTCATCTATTGTTTCCTGATAGTTATCAGACAATTCTTTAGAGGGAACGAATTCTTCTTCTCGTTCTTCATCTCGTCTTCCTGCTTCATTTTTATTAATTGCAGCAGAAAGTTCTTTAAATCTATTTACCTTTTCATCTATTGGCATAGATTTGTTTGCAACTAAATCTCTAACCATCTCTTGAAGTTCAGGAGTGGTTTTCCCGTCTAAGTCAGATTTCTTTTCTTTTGGTTCTTCTTTAGTAACTAATCCTTGAAGACTTTCAAGTTTACTATCTAATTTGGTAGATTCAGCTTGAAGTGTCTTATTTTCAGCACTTAGTTCTTTTTGTTTTTCTGGACTTGCTTTTAGTTTATTACTATTATTTATATTAATTTTATCAGATATTGCATCAATTTTATCATGAACTGCATCAACATCTGCTTGAGTTACTTTTTGGGTTTCTTTTCCCTCTACTTTATTTTCTTCTTTACCAAAATTAGTTTTAGGTTCTTCTCCTTCTTTTACATCATATTCAACTCCTACTCTTCCAAGTTGACGATTTCTATGATTATTCTGGTAAAAGCCCTTTACAATAGCTTCTCTTTTTAATTTTGCTATATCATCCATGATATTTTATTTAGCTCTTTTTTAATATCTTGTTGATCTGTAATTCTTACTAATTTAATTCTTTTTTCAAAACAATAATCTGTTTTGATTTGATCATGTTTTTGAGTTCTTTCAAATGTTTCTTGACCCCAAATCACTTTTCTATGATGAATTCCATCATATTCAATTATTAAATTAAGATCTTCAATATGAAAATCAAATGGCATATCTACTCCTTTTGGACTTAAACAATCTCCAAAATATTTATCATATTCAAATGATATATTTCTTTCTTTTAACCAATTCTCAATCTGTTTTTCTTGTGTTGATTGAGTATTCCCTGTAATTTTACCAATTTTAATATTATGTTCTCTTATTTTTTCTTTATTTTTTTGATACCATTCTTTACTATTTCTTGAATTACGTTCTTTTGTTTCTAATTTAGAATTACGTTCTTTTGCTTTTTTTAAAACCTGTTCTTTATTACATTTGTAATGTATTTCACTAGCCTTTTTAACTGCTTCTTTTATTTTTGATAAAGCATTATATGCTTTTCTAGCTTCTTTTATTTCTTGTTTTTCATTATGAATTTTTGCTTTTTTACTTATACATACTTTACAAGTATTATTAAGTCTATTATCCTTTTTAACCCAATAAAAGAATTCAGTAGTTTTAGGTTTTTCAATATTACAATTTATGCAAACTTTTAAGATCACTCTTTTAAAATTTCACGAGTATAATAATAAAGTGTTTTGTATATTAACTCTCCTGTTAATTCTTTTGAAGAATTTAAAATGTTAATTTTATATCTATGCATGAAAGTTATTAAACTAGCCATAAATGAATTAGAATTATAACTTGAATTATATTTGTTATTTTTAATATTATTAAAGATACTTTCTTCATTTTCAATTAAAAGAAACATCTGTGTTCCTTTATCGAAACCCAAACTGAATTCATTTTCAAAATTAGTTCTTCCAGATGTAAAATTACTTGATAATTCTTCAAGTGAATTTTTTCTTTCAACAACAACTTCATTTCTAAGGTCTACCTCTTTAGGAAAGCCTTCTATATCTATATTTAATATTACTGAATAATCACCACAACTTAGAGCTTTTTTCTCCCAATTTATGCCATGTTCAAGAAAATAATCAATAATATGTTCATTTTTCTTTTCTCGTGAATCAACAATTATAGTAATGTTTTCCAATATTTTCTTTATCTGAGCGTCACTCAAATGTGCATCCAATGTTATTTTCATTATGTATTTTTATTATGTAATAATAAACTATCCATATAACTATTTAAATCTTTTTCAAATACATTTTCTTTAGGTGTAGTCTTTTCTTTCATTGCTGATTTAATGCCTTCAAATATGTTTTTATCAAACTTGCCACCCTTAATATCTTTTGATGTATTTTGACTTAATGCTTCAAATATATTTTCTTTAGCTTCTTGATTTTCTTCATTTCCAGCAACTTGCATTTGACCATTTTGATCAAATAAGTTATCAACTGCTCCATTGGATTGATTATTCATCATTCCCATTTGCATTTGTTGATATTGTAACCAAATTGCATTCAATAAAAAGTCATTTGGCTTGATAGTTGCACCTAAACCATATTTCTGTCTAATCTCTCCCCATGTCCAAATACCTGCTTCAAGTTTAGTTATATCTTTTTCTAGATCTGAATCTTCAATTGATTCTTCTATACCAGTAAAACTAAACTGATATTTACCAGAATAAAATCTAGATATTAAATGTTTATCAATATTTTGACCCAAGAAGTTCATCAATGGATATAATCCTTTGTCTCTTGAGAATTTTAATTTATAATCATTTCCTGCACCTTCATAAGTTGATGTTCCCTCACCATTTGATGTTAGTGAATGGAATCCTATTTCACTAGGGTCAATTTTATAATGACTGCAATGTAATAAAATTTGGAAATTAATCCAATTTTGAAATTCCATGTCTCGATTACTCTTTGTCAAATCAACAAATTGTAAATCTTCAACACCTTCCATCATTGGTGTTTTCCAAGCATTTTCAAATCCAGTAACCTGAGATCTCCATGCTTGCTTAAATTCATTCATTACATCTGGATCAACTTCACCTTTTACGAAGAAGAAGCCTTTAGCATTACCACCATTGGAGAAAAACTTACCATTATATTCTGTACTTTGAAGCATCCAGGTGATTTGTTTCACCATATCTTCTAATTCAGAAACACCGTATCCATTATGATAGATATTAGTTGATGGATTTCTTATTCCAAAACATAATTCCCAAGGATAATATTCACTTCTTACTAATCCATCTCTTAATTGAACATAATAAGGATAATGACCCATTATAGGAATTTGCTCCCTTTCATGTTTTTGATTTTTATAAGATGGAGCTAATCTAAAAGTAGCTGCATCAGTAGCAAAAAATTCATATGGTTTAAGCGATCTAGTTTGAGGTATCTCAAACGTCATTTGATCTAATGTCAATGAATCAGGTATGATTTTTGATAAAAATGTACCAAAACTATCTCTAACCCATTCTTGTTTTTCTACTCCACCATTTTGTAAAAATTCAATTAGACCCTCAGTTTCATGCTTCTCTTGATCAGTTAAATCCTTATCTTTATCTGGAAATAATAGGGACTGCTTTTTTTTAACAGTGTATCCCATTTTTTGCTCGTCCAAAGTTGCTTGATCATATCTACGAACTTGATCTGTTCGGGTCATGATAATTGGTTTCATTACAACAGTTTTACCCATTGCTCTAAGCATACCATAAGATAAATCTATTGGTTTTTGCTTGTACCCTAAACTATCATTGAAGTGATTCGGATCAAATATGTATGATTTTTGTCCTCTACTCGCTGATCCACTTTTTCTAGCTTGTGCTAGATATTGTCTTGCCTTTAGT